AGCAAGGCGTAAACTCTCCATATGCTCACCGAACAGACTCTTACCAATATTTCCGACTTGGTCGTGAATTATATCGATTGCTCTCATGTCGAAGACTTGGGACATTTCGAGTATTTTTTTTTGCCAGGGTCTCATTTCAAAAGAATTAAATAATCTTAACTGTTTAGTTTCTATTATATCGTCAAAATCTGAATAAACATCAGTAATCGCGGTCTCTCCTTTCTCAATATAGAAAGTATTCGTCTTGTTAGCGTTGGAAGTAATACTAAAATGCATTTTTAACTCGTTCGGTATCTCGGTTAGACGTTTCTTAACTTTAAGTGAACATCGGCCCTGCCAATGTTTCCTCGAGACTTCCTCTCCAACAAAGCACCATTTTTTACAGTATTTGCGTAGGTAATTTTTGAGTAGTGATATATCATTAAAGTGGTTATCGGTGAAATCGAACACACAACACGCATTATCTTTAACATTCATATATTATATACCAAGAAAATAAATCATAAGATTTAAGCGTAGAAAAGGCAAACATATTATGAGACGTGAAGATAATTTAAATTATCGCTTCTTTTTTACTAGAACTTTACTTAATACTCTTGTAATAGTGTAACTACTCCGGAGCGAGGGCCCGCAAGGGTCGAGGAGCCAGAGGCGACGACGAGCGAGGTATGAGGACACCTACTGGATGTCCGAACTCTGCTTAATCCAACTTTTGTTAAAGTCCTAGAGAATCCATCGGATTCTAAAAGAGGATAAAACATACAAAATCATCTTTTAATTCATTAAAAGAGGATTTTTTATGTTTTATCCTCTTTCTATATTGCGCATTGGGCACTCAGAGCCCAGATTCGTTTTTATAAATCCTTGAACCTTATTACTCTTTTTTGGAACTGCACTTTCAGATCCAAATAGGCATGATGCTGATTAAATACATAGACAAATGGCGCCCATCCCGTATAATGGCATGGGGGAGTCGCACTTGCTGTGACAGTTGGTCCACTAAATGAAACCTTTCGGTCCGGTCTGAAGGACGTCTTAATAGTAATCTCACCATAGGTCGGAACATTGTGTTCAGTAGCACCTAACGTTAGTCCGCTGAACTTAGCGCTTCTTTTTATTAAATAATCTTTCTTTATGTGATATTGAGTCCAGTCAAATTCATCATAGATGTGAGTTATAGCCGAGTGTAAGTCGTTTAACTCATTAACACCGTTTTTAACCCAACCCTGAACTACACGAAAGGTGGCCACCTGAGGATAGTCGTGTAATGTCTCACTTGTTGGTTCTATAGATAGAATCAGATTAGATGTTACTCTGTCGATGTGGACGGTCCGTCCGATTCGCTGGTCATTATTGATGCCGGAACTGATGAAATCTTTAACGGCAAAATCAAGTGCGTGATAACCTCCATCCGTAAGGGTAGGGTTAAATGCGTCGTTCCATGTAGCATGTGCCGTATTGAAATAAGGTGTATACCAGTTAACCTCTCCGGAAAGTGTAGGAGAAGATGCAGAAAGTGCCTGTATGTCCTTAATTATTTTAGTCTCTGCCATGTCAGATACAATAGCTTCTACTTTTTTTTTCGTCATATTCTTCTTGCTCGATTTAGTATTCTTCTTGGGCATTTGTTTAATTGTGCCAGTTGTGCCAATGCCCACAATATATATATATAGGTAATACGATTTTGGCACTATTACAGCGTAGCGCCCCAAAATCACTGATGTTGATAACTATGAAACGTTTGAGTTGACTCAATAAGGTCGTAGTTTTCTGTGACATTCCAAACACGCCATCTGTCCTTAGACATTAATGAAAAGTTTGGTAATTCATTTGTGAAGATAAAAATCCGAGGTCGGTCAAATCTCACCTTCTTTGCAGTGTATCGCTTGTCGTAAGCTACACCATTTTTTATAATTTCTATACCAGAGTAAAAGTCGCCAAGCCTATCTTTTTTCATACCTCGTGGCATATCTACGAAGTAGGACTTAGCCTTTGGCCTTCCATATACCCACTGAAATATATCGTCCATAAGACGGAAAGGGGGAATTTCTTCAGCAAGGCGTAAACTCTCCATATGCTCACCGAACAGACTCTTACCAATATTTCCGACTTGGTCGTGAATTATATCGATTGCTCTCATGTCG